CTCTACGGTATAGGCGGCCTTCTGGATGATCTTCGAGGTCACGATGTACTTTCCGCTGATGACCTTCTCGCGCTCGCCCACGAGCTTCTTGATCTTGTCGTTGACCTCGCCGTATTCGCGGTAGGCCGGGGCCAGCTCGTTCTTGCGGTCGATAGCCGCCTCCAGCTCGCCGTCGTCGATCTGCGTCTCGGGCAGCTCATGCGACGCCGTGCAGAGGTGGCGCATCTGGCACTTCTCGCACACGGAGATATCGTCGCAGGCCTCCGGGATCGTCTTTCCGGTCTTGTCCGCGAGCGCGGCATAGATGCCCTCAGCCTTTTTCAGCAGCGCGTCGGCGCGCGCCCAGTCGAAGGGCACCTCGATGATCTTCAGCTCGCCGGTCAGCTTGTTGACCAGGATGAAGAAGCCCTTCTCCTTCTCGAACTTCCAGCAGTAGGTAAGGAGCTGCGAAGGATAAGCGCGCACGTAGTAGCGCTTGGAGTTGTAGAAGTCTTCGATGGTGTTGAGTCGCTCCCATTCGTACGGGGAAAGGCCCTTGATCTCCCCGGGGTACAGCTGTCCGTCCCCCGGATCCTTGATGCGGATGTCCTCGCGCCCGGTGATCAGCGGGTTCTCGACCTTCCAGCTGCGCTGCGTCGGCGTGATGATCTCAAGCCCCGCGTCGCGCAGCTTCTTGATGGCATACTCCTCGATGGAGTTGCCGAGGTCAAAGATGTTCTGCAGGCCCTCGTCATGCGGGACCTGCTCCTCCCAGTTGTTGATGAGCAGATACAGATACCGCGGGCAGGGATGGCCGATGTTGGAGGCGCGGAGGTTGTTGCAGGGATAGACCTTGATCTCGCTCTTCACGAAATCCGAGACCTTCCCGGATATGTATTCAGCTGTCAGCATGATCAGCGCCTCCCTTCATACGGATCGTCGCCGTCGCCGTAGGGCGGCGGGCATTCCTCGGGTTCATCGTCCAGCGCGTCGAGGTTGATCTCGCCGCGGTCGGCCTTCTTCTGGCACGCCATGCACAGCATGTGGCCGTATTTGCCCTGCGCGTAGCTTGCCACCTTCTGGGAGATTTTCGCGCCGCAGGCCTCGCAGCACACACCGCTGTCCTCGGCCTTGCCGGTGTTCCCGCCCTTCGAGCCGGTCTTGAAGGTATAGCCGCTCGAACCGCCGACCGGAACGCCGCAGGCCTCAAGCGAGGCGGCGTCCAAGTTGCGCAGTCCGGGAAGGATCGCCTTTATGCCCCTGTTGAGACAGTTTGTATAGGCCCCCTTCTTCACGTCGGCAAGATCGATCTCGTCCACGCTCTTGCGTTTCTCTTTCTTACCGGCGTAGAACTCATCCTTCGCGCTGCGCATGCCCTCGGCCTCGATCTCCTGCGCGCCCATGCGGAAGGTCATGCGGTAGGTATAGGTCGGATAGCCCTCGCCGTCGAACTCGGTTTTCGGATAGCCCGGATGGATGCTCCAGGTGATCCCGAACAGGCGCGCGACCTTCGTCGCTCCGCTCTCCTGGAGATACGGCACGCCGCCGATCAGCACCCAGTCTTTCTTGGTCGTCACGCGAACGGCCGCGGCCATGATCTTGTTCAGCGCCTCGACCATCTTGTCGGCGCGCTCGGCCAGCGCAAGGACGTTGTCATAGTCCATGCTCATCAGGGCGTCCTGCTCGTCGCGGACGCTCACGGGCATATTGCCCTCATACGGTGTCATTTCGTTCATACTAAAACCCCCATTTTCTTTAAGTACTTCCGAAGGCGTTTCAGCCCCCGCAGGATGGAGAGCGCGCGCTTGCGCTCGGTGAAGTAAAACTGTGTCATATCGGAGAGGTCATCTGGGATGAAATACCCATTCCCCTGATTGACGATTACGTAGCCCATCTCTCGGGCTATCTCGATCCTCTTTCGCATCAGTCTGTCCGATATGTCCAGAGCTTGGGAAAGTTCGCGCCGCGTCCTCGGCGTCGGGCCGAGCTCGTTGAGCAGATCTTCGATCACAAACGGCAGCGGCTCTACAGGCTCCTCCGCGTCCCGGATATTCTGGAGATACATCTGCGCGTCGTCGCCGAAAAGATCGCTCACAGAAGCCGTCAGCGTGCTTGCAAGCAGATCCGCTACACGGGGCGTGGGAAGACATACTCCGTTTTCAAAACGGCTGATCATGCCGACGTCGATCCGCGGCTCAGCTTCCTGAAGGATCTCGGCGAGCTCCTTCTGCTTTAGCCCGGCCGCCTCGCGCGCGGCCTTGATGTTATTGGTCATGGTACATTGCCTCCCAATACAGCGGCAGCCACTTCGCCAGACCGGCGATCGCGAGAACGAGCAGCACCAGCCAGCTCAGAACTTCGCTGTTGATGATCGACAGGATGATGTATCCTCCGCCGTACAAAAAGATTTTTTTCATTGTCAAAATCTGCGCGGTGTGCTATACTGTTTCCAGCTCGAAAATCTATCCGCGCGTCCCCTTTCCGCCGCCTGTGCCAGCAGGCGGCTTTTTTATTTGGCGCCGTAAACGTCTTTGATCCTCTGAAGCTTTTCGCTGCTGTTAGAGAGCGCGTCTTTCAGCGTTACGATCTCGCCTTCCCTGTCCTTCAGCTCTGCCTTGAGCTTGTTGGTCTCTACCTTGAGCCTTATGATCTCACTGGCCATCGAGCCGGCGACCTTCACGGCAAGCTCATATTTTTCTTTGTACGGTCGCAATCTGAACATCGTCATTCCCTCCTTTCCTTTGTTTTGCCTGACGCCCTGGCCAGGTCATCGAAGTACCGGATCGCCTCCGCCACCGTGGAGAACACAATCTGTCCCGGGTTTCCTCCGCCCAGGTCGGCGCTCGTAATCTCCGCAACTGCCGTCAGCCCTCGGACGTTCTCCACGCAACAGATGCCGAGCCTGTAGCGCCGCCCTCGGAACTCGACTTCCTTGTCGACCAGAGGAAAATGCCATTCCCTTTGTTCCCAATTTGTTGTCGCTTTTTGTTTCTCCATTTGGTATCCTTTCTCACAAGAAGGGCGAAAGCCCCGATCAAACGGGAGAGCAGGTCTCCGGCCAGTTGCCGGGCCTACCGATCTCCACCCTTGTCAGAACCGCTTACCCGTCGTCCCCGGGCAGGCGGTTTTTATTTCGCTCGGCGTTCCTTGTCTCGCTCTTTCTGCCGTGCAAGGATCTCCTCCCGATGCGCGAGGTAATATGCCCGTTTCTTTTCCCGCAGTTCCTCTCGGTGGCTCTCGCGATATGCTTTGCGCTTCTCTTTCAGAACTGCTTTGTTCTCCCGGTAGTAGGTTGAATTCTTAGCAGAGAGCTCATCTCGGTGCGCGAGCCAATAGATGTGATCCGTGTCGCGTTCTTCGGCGCGGTGTGCCTGGGCATAGGCCTTGCGGCGGGCAAGGTTCTTGTCCCTGTTCGCCGCGTAATATGCCTGCTGGTAGGCGCGGCGCTTTTCCGGATCCTGTGCGGCGCGTTCCCGGGCGTGCGCTTCGGCCTTGGTCTTGCGAGCTCGGGCCTCTCGGTGGTCGAGCCGCTCCACGATGGCGACCTCGTCGAGATCGCGGTCGAGCTGAAGCTGATGTTCGTCGGGGATGTATAGGTCGTCCTCGTACTCGATGTCGATGCTGATGTCGACGTGATACATCTCGGCGCGATCTTCCTCTGTGAACGGCATGTGCCAACCTCTACGAGAGGAACGCGGCACGGATCTCCTCTACGGGAACGTGCCCGAGGCGGTGGATCCTGTCCCATTCTTCCGTCGTGATCTGACCGGGATCGTTCAGCCTTTGCCGCGCTGTGTTCTCCGAGCACCCGAGGATGCCGGCCAGCCGCGGCGCGTTCAGCTCGTAGCCAAGGAGCAGGCGCCGCTCCTTCTCATACGGCCTCTTCGGCGGCTTTGTGCGCGGCATGGTTCTCTCTCCTAGACTGCGAATTCTTCCGGATCAGTCGGATCAGATCGGCGAAGTGCTGCTTATGTAAGGTCGGGGTTCCGACCGAACGGCGGGCCGTGTTCCCGTACGTGCCCTTCCGCCATTCGCTTTTGTGGCTGCGGATCCGGTGGTTCTGTGCACTGGACATTTCCATTCCTCCTTTCATTGAGTGTCCAACGCTGTAAGGCTCTCCATCGTCACGCCCTCGGCGGCCAGCTGCTTCCCGCGCTTTTCGTAGACGCGCAGCGAGTACATGTACTGCCTCCGGCGATATCGGATCGCCTCTTCCTTCTTGGCCAGGCGGACATAGGGCGACGCGGTCAGCCGCGCGATCTCCTCGTCTACCTGCTCGTCTGTCATGATGTCTCTGGGCATTCCGGCCCTCCTTTCTTTAGTTTGCTTGAATCTGATTCACGCTACTGAGCAAAAAAAAGGAGATTGACCTGACTCGGAGATAGAGAAAGGACATTGGCCAGCTTCTTGATCTCGCTTTCTTTGAACTCAGTAATCCCGTTCAGCTTATTGTAGAAAGCCTGCTCGGAGACACTAAGCTCTTTTGCCAATGCCCTATTACTAATTCCGTGTCGTGCAATCTCAGCTCGTAATTCAGAGCGGTTCATATTGTTCCCCCCTTTCATTTTCAGCTGTGAAGTCCATTCACAGCGCCATAATAGCATTAAAGTGAACGGTTGTCAACACTTTTTTTGCGATATATAAAAAAATGTTGACACCCGTTCACGTTAATGCTATATTTTTATTGAGAGGTGAATGGAAATGGAAACATATCAAAACATCAGGTCTCTTCGCATCAAATGCGGAATGTCTCAAGAAGAACTCGCCAAAAAGACTGGGTATACTGATCGCTCTTCGATCGCAAAAATAGAGGCTGGAAAGGTTGATCTTTCAGAATCTAAAATATCTTTATTTGCAAAAGCCTTAAATGTTTCTCCGTCTTTTCTGATGGGATTGGAAGAAGATGAGTACGGAAACTATGACCCTGTTTTGGTTGGCGAAAGAATTAAATCCAGGCGAGAGAAAGAGGAAATATCTCGTCGCACAATTGAATTGTGTACAGGGATTCCTTTCGATGAATACGAGAAATATGAAAACGGAACAGGCGGACGCATTCCGAGGTCTATTTTCTCTGCTATCGCCACAATGTTAGAGACCAGCCCGGAAGTCCTGATATACGGAACCGCGAGCGAAATTGACCCGCACACGGTCCTTAAGATCGACAGTAAGACTATGAGCGATTTATATAATCTTGTTGTTGGGTACCAGAGCCTCGACGAGGAAGGACAATCCTATATCCGTAGATCGATAGAAATGGCGGCCGCAATTTATCCTGCAAAAAAGAAAAAGAACAAAGAAAAATAATCAAATGATAGAACAGAGAAGGAGCGATAAAAATGGTCGTCGGTGTAGTCATTTTTGCTGCTACTCTTGTGATCGTAATTATCTTTGTTATTGCAAACCGGAACAGGAGCAATAATACTGTTGGGGGGTTGCCGAATAACATCCTAAAGATTTCATATCCCAGTTTATCTTACAAAGAAGTACTCAAACTCGGATATGAAAACGCAGAGCATTTATTAAAAACAATTCCATGTGTTCGTTTCAATGAAATAGAACTGCTTGCTTTTCTATGCCATGTCGGCAGGCTTTCTGTGATGGCAACCAACGGAAATATAAGAGAATGGGGCAAGGAATCATCGGAGTTTATTCATTCAAAAATATCCGATGATCAAAGAAAAAAATATATCAATCGGTATTCCTTCTATCTTAATGTTTCCGGAGGGGAAAAAGTCGAGGGAGTTTGGTCCTATTCAAAGCTTCCAGATTCAATGCTTCGGGTCCCTATGATGCGAGATTATATCGCTTTCGGTGATTGTATAACGAACCCTGACATGATTGAGGATTACTATGAAGGTGCAATTTCTCTTAATGGGATCACAGAGCAACAGCAGTTTTACCAGCGATACACAAATGATTTTTTCCGTTTTGTGCATACGTTCTGTGTAATGGTCGCAGGTAAAGAGTTTGACCCTCCGCAGCTTGATTTGGATGAAATAGAGACATGAAAATCCCCGAACCCCGAAAACTGAAAAGCGGATCGTACTTCATCCAGCTTCGCCTGGATGGCGTCAGCGTGCCCGTGACGGCGTCGTCGGCGAAAGAGTGCAAGCGGCAGGCCGAGCTGATCAAGGCCGAGCACCGCGCTGGCGTTCGTCAGCTTAATAAGTCCGCGAGGGATCTGACGCTCATCGAGGCCGAGACGAGATACCTTCTGCACCACAAGCCGGTCCTCTCCCCCTCCACCTTCCGCGCATACGACATCTACAAAGACAAGCGCTTTCCGGCCTATCAGCATAAGCGGCTGACTGAGATCGACTGGCAAGCCATGATCAACGAGGAGCTGGCCCAGAAGAGCGAGAAGACCGTCAAGAACGCCTGGGGCCTCGTGCATGCCTCCCTCGTGTACGTCGGCTATCCCGTGCCGCCCGTGAAGCTGGCAAAGGTCCCCGTCAAGGAGATCCCGTTCCTGCAGCCGGAAGAGATCCTCCCGTTCTGCGAGGCGGTAAAGGGGCGGCCCTATGAGATCGCCGCGCTGCTGGAGCTTAACGGTCTGCGCCTGTCCGAGGCGCGCGGGCTGACATGGGACAAGATCGACATCGTCACGCCCGAGAAAGAGAGCATCACCGTCCAGGGCGCGACCGTCCGCGGCGTCGGCGGGTACGTTGACAAAGAGACCAACAAGAACAGATCCTCGACGCGCGTCGTTCCGATCCTCATTCCGCAGCTGGTCGACGCTCTCGCCGCCGTCAAGGACAAGAGCGGCAAGGTCGTCAAGCAGGCGCCGCAAACCCTGTCGGACGATATCAACCGCGCCTGCGAGCGCGCCGGCGTGACCGTCGTCGGAAACCACGGCCTGCGCCACTCTTTCGCCTCTCTCGGCTATCACCTCGGCATACCCGAGCGGCAGATCATGGAATGGGGCGGATGGTCAGACTTCACCACGATGCACAAGGTATATATCCGGCTCGCCGCGTCAGACCGTTCCCTCAATCAGGCCCGTGTAAAATCCTTCTTTGAAAAAGAAAATGCTAACGAAAATGCTAACAGCATTTCGAAAGCATAG